GGGCAGACTTATGACAAGCCTCACACAGGGCGTGGAGGTAGGACGGCAGTAAAGGCCGGGAGGGCAGGCACACTCCAATGGATGCCCCCAAAGACGCTCGGATGGAGAGCGGACGAGCGAGCCATCGCCAAGATGAAGGCTCGCCTCAAGACCTTGGGCAAGAAGAAGTCCAGGGCGCTATTGTTGTCAGCAGATCGTCTCTGGCAAGCGTGGCGTTGCAACGTGCTGATGGCCCATGGCCCAGACCTTTCCATCGACCTCTCGTCTGAGGGAGGTTGGTACTGGTGCCAATGGGTGGTCAGTCACGCGTGGCGCACGCTCAAAGCGACGATCCTCAGTGGGCCTCAAGTGGCCGCTGAGCGCCTGTCCCTCCTGACAGGCGGATGCCGACAAATAGCGCAAAGGACTGATGATGCCCCTACCTTGCCCATTTCTGTCTATCGCCTCCCGCCATGGGTCCGCCTGTCGGCGGAGGCTGGATGGACAAAAATGGGAACACGCGCAGGGCTCACTCAGCTCGGCATGATGAAGCGGTGCATCCCTCCCGGATCAGCACCACAGATCTTGCGAGCGAATGAGCAACACTACGCGTGGATGACAAGGCAGGGCGTCAAGCCCATGGAACCACGACAACGGGAGGCTCTGACCAAGCAACTGGTCCTCATACTCCGCGGTTGTGAGCAGCACCGCGCCACCAACAAACGGCACACGCTCACCGCGGAATATCTTCTGAGGGTTGCATATGGTAGGCCCACCAATGTCGCCGGCTCCAGTCGTCTCGAGGCGAACCGACTTCGCGGCGGTGGCTCGAGTTCTGCCCCCGGGCTGGAGAGGCTCCTGGGTGTGAGCGATATTATCGCTCGCGCGGATGCGGAATTGTTCCGACAAGGCACGACGGATTATGTCGAGGGTAGCCTCCGCTACGTCCTCGACATGTCCGAAGCGGAGTGCCGGAGCAATGTCGTCGCGACCGCCGCCCGCGTAGCCTGCGTGCGTGGAGTGTCGACAGGTGACATCCCTCACGTCGCCAACGCTCTCTTCGTGGAGAAAGAAGGGTGCTCCGCACGCGGAGCCAGTCTCCATCCGGAGGGCGTTGTATGCGCCGCTGAGTGCCTGCGGGCTGTCCTCGACCTATTTGTGGACGAGGATCCCCGCCTTCTTGGCACAAGGGGTCACCCGGACATCATCGCCGGCGTGCAGTCCTTCCTTGCGTCCCTCCGGATGCGCAAGGACGAGACCCTCGTCTCTGAGGACTACAAGGCTGCCAGCGACTTTATCCTCCACGACGCGTATGGCTGCGTCTGGAATGCTCTCGAGGAGGTACTCGGCAGCAGGGCCCCACCGAACTTAATCGATGCGGGCCGTCGCCTCACGGGGCCAGCTATCTTCTGCTGGCCCGGACTCCCTGGTGCGCCTTGCGCCACCACGGTGTCCGGGTCCCCCATGGGGTTGGGCCACAC